CATCAAATACAACACCATGTATATTGAAGCCATGCTTTGAGTAAGCTTCTGCAGAAAGAACCTGATAAAAGCTGTTTTTGTATTCGATTCTATTTTTTGATTCAGAGATCTTAACTGCTTTTTTCAATGTCTTATTAAGCTCGACCATTTTCTTTGCAACATTGAATACAATCTTCGCTTGGTTTCTATCAGCAGCACAACCATATACTTGAGCACCTTCTTCAAAGTCTCCACAAGTAAGTAAAAGAGCGACCGCTGCTGCTAGTTCACTCTTTCCTTGTTTCTTTGGTATTTCGATGTATGCAGTATTAAACTGTCTATATCCATTTGGCTTCAAAATTCCAAATACGTCTCTAATTATTTGTTCCTGCCAATTAAGGAGTTCAAACGGCTTTTTATACCAAACTCCATCTGTGTGTTTTAGTGATTCAATAAAGCATACAGCTCTGTTTGCTGCTTCTTTACTGTAAACGGAGTTTTTGGCTTTGAACTTGGTAGGAACATAAGTCTTTAATCTTCCCAAAACCTCATCCTCCATATTTTTGTAAAAGAAAAGCCGACCATATTAAGTCGACTTCCTTGTTTTGATATAAATCTTTACAAATCCTCAATTTTTGGAATTTCGAGTATTATCTTTTCAATTTCGTCAGGTTTCAAACCAAGTCCCTCAAGAGCCTGTCTGGTTCCGCAAGTAGGGCATATCGGTGTTTGGTTATCTACTCTTGAAATCGCTGGATGGCCTTTGTACTCCTTACCACACAAAGGACAAGTTTTAATAAAATCAGTTGTTGTTTTCATTGCTAACCTCCATACTTTTTAATATTGCATCTTCTAGATACTTAGGACTAAATCCAAATGTTTTATAACCTTCAAGACAAGTCATCACATAGTACTTTGAAGGCATCCCTACATCTCGATCCTCGTGCATGATATAAACGAATGCTTTCTTTCGATACTCTTTGCCTGTTTTGATCCCTTTGATATCAATTTCAACATCAGCTTTATAATAAAAGGTTGGATAACCTTCGTATCTATCAAGTGCTTGTTCATCAAGTTCAGTTACTTTCCAAATAGCAACTGGCAGTGATTTGCCTTCCGCTTTTTCAATTGTTAGGTAACCACCAGTTTTGCTTCCTTTGAAGAGAAGTTCATAATCTTCAATGAACCCAGTCCCTATAACTCTTGCAGTTGGACATCTTCTTTTCATCTGGTTAATGTTAAGGTTGCTACCATAAGCAATGTAGTATTTACTCATGCTGCACCTCCTTAAGCTGAAACCGTAGAAGCAGGTCTTACCCCGCTTCTAAAGCTTGCATCGCCTGATAATCTCTTTGTTAAGAACTCTCTTGCTGTTGCGAATTCCTCACCAATGAATCCAAGTCTAAGTAGCCAAGTTCTCATTGCGTATTTAGGATTCTCGTTTTGTTGTGGCTTTGGTGAGGCTCCTTTGGCTTCCTTAGCCATTTGACTTAAGGCTAGGCATAATTGAATGTAACTCTTAAGTTGTCCTGCGTGAAGCCCGTTTTGCTTGCCATCTTTAGGTGCATCAAATTGGAATAGTCTGAATTCAATTGTTCCTTTTGTGAAGGTTGCATGGAAGTTTAGCATGTGGTATCTTGAACCATTGTAATGTTGAGTTCTTCCATAATCTTCGTTTTGGCTTCTATACCAAACATCTGCGAAACCGCTCATTGTTGATGGCTTCTTTTTGTTTAATGCTGTAAGGAATCTTGGATCAACCGTTTTGCAGTATCTTCCGATTCTGCTTCTATCAATTTCTAATGATACTGCTAATAAACTCTCGTGGCTTGCCATGATGTTTGTTAAGTTTCTCATTGTCTTTGGTGTGTGTCCGTTTGCTCCAATGTGAATGTGAACTCCACACATTCTTGTTGCATCGCTTTTTGCTCCAGCCTTTCTAAGAATTCTGATTATCTCTTGTAATGCATTGATATCTTCGTATTTAAGAATTGGTGTCACCATTTCGCATTTTTCATCGTCTAGTCCAGCAATGCTTACATCCTTTTGAAATTTCCAAACTCTACCGCTTGTGTCTTTGCAGGCCCATGTTGAATACCCGTATTCGCTTGCTGCGTTCCACGCTCTGGTTCCAAAGAAATCGGCTACAAGTTCTGCTGCCTTCTTTCTTGTAATGTTGTTCATTTCAATCTCAACACCGATTGTTTGATTCTTCATGTTGTCGATTTGGTTTTTGATTTTTTCTTTCATTTTAATCCTCCTCATTAGACTTGCGTGTTTCTTTTGTCGTGTATATATATCACTCTAAAAGCAATTTATATCAAGTCATTTGAGAAGTATTTTTCAACTATTTTTGATATATTTATATATCAAACTTTGTCTTCGGTTATTACTCTAAATAGGTCTTCGCCATATATAAGATTTAACGAACTTCCGTTGTCCCAATGAACTAAAATGGAGCCAATATCATCAACTCCAACGACCGTTCCTTTTGTGCCAAGTGGCGGTGCTTGAAAATCGTCCATCTTCAGTAGTTCGATCCTTGTGCCTTTTGGATACGTGATTCTTAATTCAGCAAGTTGCTTTTTGGTTATCATAATTCTTTACCATCTTTACCTATAAGTTTAATCTGTGTGATTGTTCCATTGTGAAATAACTTCAACGCATATTCGAGTGCTTCTTTTTCAGTCCATTTCAGTGAATTAATGTAATAGTTAACTAAATACTCAATCCCAGAAAATCTTGTATCATACTTTTCACAAGTTTCCTTTAGCTCAGTTCTTAATTCTTCTATTGTTTTCTCTGCCATTTCTATACCTCCTTTAAGGTACTATATATATCGCTCTAAACGGCATTTATATCAAGTCATTAGTACTAGAATTATCTGAACTGCCGTCAACTTGCTTAACAACATCTGCGTATGCTACTTTTTGTCCGTTTCTGATACAATAAACATTTTCAGCATCACCTGTGTTTTCAACGTATCTTCTTAGAATAACTGACGCATACTTTTCATCGATTTCCATTGTGTAGCAGATTCTATTTGTTAGTTCGCAAGCCATCAAAGTGGAACCTGAACCACCAAATGTATCAACAACAATGGCATTCTCTTGTGAGCTGTTTCTTAAAGGATATGAAAGAAGGTCAAGTGGCTTACTCGTTGGATGATTTTCATTTCTTTTCGGTTTCTTAAAGTTCCAGATAGTTGTTTGCTTTCTATCCGAATACCAGCGATGTGTACCATTTTTTAAGAAACCATAAAGTATAGGTTCATGTTGCCACTGATAATCGGATCTACCTAAAACCAGTGAGTCTTTCACCCAAATGCAACAACCTGCTAAGTGTAGTCCTGCATCATGAAAAGCTGTTCTAAAGTTCAATCCTTCTGTATCTGCATGGAAACAATAAGCCGATGCACCAGGCTCGCAGTGATCAACCATGTTCTTAAATGCCTTCAATAAGAACTGATAGAACTCTTCATTCTTGAGTGAGTCGTTTTTAATCTTGAGTCCACTTGAACTCGTGAACGAAACTCCGTAAGGCGGATCGGTCAGAAGCAAGTTTGCTCTTTTACCATCCATGAGTTTATTGACATCATCTAGTTTGGTAGCATCACCACAAACTAAAACATGGCGACCAACAATCCAGCGATCACCATATTCCACGAATGCTGCTTTTTCTAAAGCTTCTGTTAAATCGTAATCGTCATCTTCTATTTCAGCTTCATCACTTTTGAATAGGTTAGATAGTTCCTTTTCATCAAAACCAGTAAGTGATAAATCGAAACCTAGATCAGATAAACCTTCAAGTTCTACTGCTAATAGTTCTTCATCCCAACCAGCATCAAGAGCCATACGGTTATCTGCAAGAATGTATGCTTTCTTCTGAGCTTCAGTTAAGTCCTCAACAAATACACATGGCACCTCTTTATAGCCTTCAGCTTTGGCTGCTGCAAGTCTACCATGCCCAGCTAGAACGTTATGTTCTCTATCAATAATCAAAGGATTAATAAAACCGAACTCTCGAAGTGATGATTGTATCTTCTTAATTTGCTCTTTAGAGTGGGTTCTTGCATTGTTAGCGTACGGCACTAACAACTCGACATTAACTAATTTGAATTCTTTTACTGATGTTTTTGCCATTATACTAATCCCCATTCTGCAAATTTCTCAAAACCGCCTAGATCACTAATGAACTCACGAACGATCTCAACGATTTCTGAATATGGTCTGCCATCGATAATCTCATCTCCAATAGCACAGCAAAATTCAACAGGAGCATCTGTTTCTTGAGCCTTTAACCAAGCATAGATATTTACGCTTACATCAGCTTTGGATAGGTCTTTACCATGAAGCCCACCGCCAGTAACTGAGTCGGCCATATCAGATCCAAGTTTTCTATTAGTTGCACCAGTATCTACGTCAGTTCCGCCAGTCCAATCACCGATAGGATTTATTTCGGCATCTTGATACTCGTTTTGGATTTCAGCTTTATTAGCATTACTTTGACAAATAATCAATCGATCACCATTGAGGATGTATTTACCGTCAGTGCGATACTTTGTATAAATGCTATGAGCAATCTTCGATAGTTTCTTTTGCTCTTTAGTAAGTGGTACTCCTTTAAAGATTCCATTATCCCCACAGCGAATTCTATCGGCTTGGTTATATGCTAAATTAATATCTTGTGGCACTTCTTTATAGTCAACCATGATTTCACCAGCTATTCTATGAACTGCATCAAGAACATCGCCTTCAGAAATAAACACAGAAGTTTCCGCAATAATATGACATTTACCATGACCAATTAATACCTCAACTGCGATTCTTGGATTTTCTGCTTGCTTGTATGCTAAGTCAACAATAGCACCAGCAATTCTATCTGCAACCTTATCTGGATGGCATGGATTTACTTTTTCGTACATTTACATTTTCCTCCTCTTACATTTTTCTGGCTTTCAGTAATTTTTCCATCATTAAATCCTGTGGATCAAGTTCGTCAATTTCAGCTGATCCATTGTCTTGAATGATGGAATAGATTTGATACCAGATTTGGTTTACTTGTTTCATATATGCCTGCGACATTGAAACAAACGGACTGGCGATTGCATTTCCTGTTGTTGGATGTTTTGCTAGCATACCAAATTCTGATATCGCTTCTTCACATTGAATCCAACGAGAAACACTCATCGCATACTGTTCGATTAATTGATTACCGACTAGGTTTTCACAGCCTCGTTTCTTTAGCCACAAGTAAGTGGTCTTGAAAATGTCCTGAGCATATAAGTCTTTTCCATTTTTTTGCTTTGCTTTTAAATAATCTTTTATCGGTGGAACATCGACACCTTCAATTTCATCTGGTGTAACAAAATCCGACATATTATCAAAGGTTGTAGTTAACACTTCCACCTTATTTTTGTTGGTAGGTTTCTTTCCACTACCTATTCTTGCACCGCCTCTAGCAGTACCGTCCTTCGCCATCGCTTAATACCCCCTTTGAAATGAAAAAAATTCGCACGAAACCCCAGCCTCGGTGTCGAATTAAAAATTTGTAGAGATTTGACTCCCCCTACCATCAACTGCGGTCACCAATTTCATAATGGATTATTGTATGACAGCTTTGGCATAGCGACATTAAATTACTAAACTGGTTAGTTCCTCCACGAGAAAGAGGTACGATGTGATGAACCTCTTCAACAGGTGTGATTCTTCCTTCCTTTAAACATCTCTCACAAAGTGGATGCTTCTTTACATACAACCCACGTATACGTTTCCAGTTGTTACCATACTTCTTATCATGATTTGGTGCTCTGTTATAACGATCATATTGTTTCTGTCTTAATGAAGCATGCTCTTCGCAATAAACATCTAAAGTAAGTTTAGGACAACCAGGAAATGCACATGGTTTCTTTGGCTTACTTGGCACAGCAATTCCTCCTTTTGGCATGAAAAAAGGCCAGCAGATTTGACTCTGTTGACCTTCACTATCTCTATGGCTTTTGCCAATTATATCATACCACATAGACTTGCTTGTCACAAGTTGCCACGCCTTGTCATGCCTTGCCATTTTATTCTGGTATATTAAATTGTTCCATAGCCTTGTTATGTAGTCTTCTAACAGTGCTTGATGAAGCAAATATTAGATCAGATATCTCGTTCCAAGACTTCCAATAGATATAACGATGAATAAGCACTGATTCTAATTCTGTATCACCTATGTTAGCAATAGCATCTAAAGTTTCATTTCTTAATCTTTCGGCTTGAGGTTCGAGTCTTTCTAATTCATGCTCGTTTCCAATCTTACGAAGTATCCACTTTACAAATGGTGCATCCGTATTTCTATTAGGATTTCTAGGCATATCATCATACTTAGGACCAGGAATGGAGTCTGCTAGTTCCTGACATCTATTAATATCATTTTTTAAATGATTCATTTTCAATACCAAATTATGATATCTTGATAAATAAGTTTTTTTGTCCATGTACTAGCCTCCTTTTAGAATCTTATCTAATTTGTCCATTTCTATTGAAATACCTGTAGGTTCATCTGACCATCGCTTTTCAACTGTCTCTTTTACCACTTGTGCATCATCTTTCCAGAAACCAACATCTGTCATACAGTCTTTGAGCATTTTTTGAAGGTTGTCAGTATCAGGCTTGGTAATCCGCCATTCGTTATGCTTGTGTGATTTACCTTTTGGAAATAACCAAACAACATGAAGCTCAATCGCACCTTCATACGGGCTAGGTGGTTTGAAAGGTTTCAGATGTCTAATAAGCATTTGCCTTGCTGTTTTAACTTTCTCTGGCTTATAAAACATAGGTCTATTTCCAACCACCGCTACCTTCGCTTGCTGAGCTGTCACTGTAGGTGGTTCCATTAATAAAAATAATTTCATCAACTTCGCTCCTTTTTAGTTTTTGAGTCTGGCAGAAAACTTGTGCTGACGTTGATGCTTTTGTTGTAGGGATAGGGCTGATTCTGAAGCCCTTATCCTACTACGACAAAGCGTCAGCGGTGCTGGTGGCGGTAGCTACCTATATATAAGCCCTTTCCGCCAGTTTTTGTGCCAGTTTTTTTCTGGTGGCAGATAGGGATTTTCTTCCTTTCCGCCAGTTTTGTAATTTTTGGCGGATTACGTGTTGTTTTCCTTTCCGCCAGTTTTTTCATGCCTTGTAATAAGACCTTTATGCGTACTGTATTTATCAGCAAATTCATTAACTCTATCACGTACAGTTCTCGGTTTTATGCCAAGATACTCTGCTACTGTTTCCGCATTTGCTGTAATTCCATCTTCAGAACAGATATCGAATGCTCTATCAAACTCTTCTTTTCTTGTTTCGGGAGTTTGACCTCTCTTACCTGATTTTGCTAGGTTGGCTTCTGTTGAACCTTCCGAGAAAAGTTTGTCTAGGTCACCCGATGTATCTAGTACATGGATAGGGTATTTAAACCAAAAATTGCGAGGTTTGAAGTTCTTGAATTCACGTAATGAACATTCAAGTTTCCATGCAGTATCCGACAAGTCGTCCGCATAGTTTGCTATAAATTCTTCTGGTGCATCGAGTTGGATCATGTCTAGTTGTGCATCGGGATCACGTGCAAATACACCCGAACCAGACGCTCTATCCATTGCTCGTTTAGAACCTTGAGCACCCTTTGAATGGTGATGACAGTAAATAGCTGCCGATCCTGTTTCGTTACAAATCTTGTCAAACTGATTACAGAATGCACCCATCTCTGAAGCATTGTTTTCATCACCTGTAATAACCTTGTAAATTGGATCGATGATTACTGCATTGTATTGCTTATTTGATATTCTTCTTATTAGTTTAGGCACTAGTTTATCAAGCGGAACAGCATGTCCACGAAGGTTCCAAATAGAAATATTGTCGCTATGCTTCGGTGTAATTTTTAATGCCTTATAAATCTCAGCAAAACGATTAATAAATGATGCTGAATCAATTTCTAGGTTGATATACAACACTCTCGATTTCTTACATTTGAAACCCATCCACATCATTCCTTCTGATAACGCCACAGCAAGTTCCATAAGCAAGAATGATTTGCCTGCTTTTGATGATCCAGAAATAAGCATCTTATGTCCGCACCGAAGTATTCCTTCAATGAGCTCTTCAGGTAATGCTGGCGGATCTAGTAATTGTTCTTTTAAATTTTGTAGTCCTGGAAGTTCATCATTTGCACCCTCAACAAAATCAAGCCAATCAATCCAAGAATTGCGACCTATATTTGTTGCGATTAATGTTTGTTCTTTGCCGCATCTTGTGACACCTGGCATACGTGATAATCTCGAAGGATTGCGATTTTGCTTATCTACCTTTAGTCCGTTCTTTTCTAGAAAATCGTATAGGAAATCCACTCGTTTTCTGTATTCTTCATAATCCTTAGCTTCAACCTTT